CGGTGGAACAGCACCCGGCGGCGGCACAGCGGCGGCCTGTTGCGCCGCGAGCTCGGCTTGCTGCGCGGCTCGGATCGCCTGGTCTCGTAGCGCCTCGGCCTGCAGCTGCCAGTCACGAAGCAGCGCAAGCGCTTCCTCGTCTGCACCATCCAACAGCGCACGGTTGTACGCCAGTCCCACGAGCCTCAGAGCCATATCGAGTGGCATGTTGGGCTCAGGCGGGGTGTAGACCTTGTCCTCCAAGATCTTGTCGATCACGTCCATGATGAGATCACGCGGCGCTGTCTCGAGCGACACCACGGCCTCGAGGTCGGGGAAGTCGAGCAGGCTCATGGCCGACTCTCGGTCAAGCATCCCTGCCTGAATCATCTCTTCGATCTTGGCCAGCTGCCCGCCTGGGTGGTTCGGTAGCGCGCTGGTGGGAAAGAGCTTGAGCTGGAACACGTCTGCACCGAAATCCACGTCCTTCCACTTGATCCGGCGGATGAAGGATCGGCGTCGCTTGCGCTCCTCTGCGGCCACTTCAACCATGGTGCCCTGGGAATCGAGCCGCTTCGCTGAGTCGATGAGCAGCTCGGCGAGGTCGATGGCCCCGTTTTCGTACTGCTGAGCGTGGATGCCGAGTCGTCCTGCGGTCAGATCCTCAAACTCGCGGATGGCAATGCCACTGTTGAGCCCCGAGGGTTTCTTCGCGGTGGCGTCCAGCTGGCTTACTCCGGGCATCTCGAAGGCTCTGGCGTGCGTCCGGTCCTGTTGAACGTACAGGTCAGGGTTGACCGCCTGGTGGGCTACCACCTGGGGTGGCGTGCCGCGGTATTTGATCTTGATGCCCTTGACGTCGTTCGCGATGTGCCCCTCCTCGACCTCCGAGTTGTGCTCGATGAGGATCCAGGGCACCGCGACGTGGTAGAGGATGTCCGAGATCTTCAGGCCCATCTCGTTGTTTTCGATCTGCAGGCCCTCGATCTGCTCGACAATCGAGTTGCCCCAGAACCCTGTCTGAGGCCGTGACCAGTGCAGGAACGAGAACGGGAAGCGCTCTGAGACCCACTTACGGTTCACCTCGGTGAGCAACAGGTGCTCGGTGGCGATGGCGTGGTGACCGTCGTCCGCGCCTTTGAAGCTCGGCAAACGCCACGCCTCGGCCACTACGACCTGGTCCGCGAGGATGTCTCTGTTATCGCCGGCGTCGTCCGCTGCCCGCGGAGTGATCGAATCGTCCCGGATATCGTCCGCGTGCTCGGGGAACTTCTCCGCCAGCACCTCGCGGTCAATGGTCCGCCACTGAATGAGTGAGCGAGGTGCCCCATAGTGAGACTCGAGCGGGTCAAAGAGCAGCTCCCACGGATACGTCCGCTCTAGCTGGATTACCCCATGGTCACCCGCCGCGTGCTCGGTCACACGGATCGCCCCGGTCCCCCAGATCAGCGCGTCCCTGAGCTGTAGCTGTCGCCAGGCCGCCGCCCCGGTGAGGTGAAACAAGCCCCATAGGAATTGGTCCAGCCGCTTCGCCTTGAGCTGCAGGTGCGAGCCACCCTTCTCGGTCAGGACGAACGGACGAGGGCGAGACACACCGATCTTCGCCTGAGCCGTGTCGACCACCGAATGAACCAGGTTGGTTGTGGGCGTTGCGCGCTCCAAGTGCGTCAGCACCTCGGGGTTGCCGAAGTGTTCCGCCTCGAGCCCACCGATGGGGCGGCCAGCGTACAGCGATGAGAACCGGATCAGCCTCTGACGCCGCTCTGACTCGTGGTTGAACAGCCACTGATAGGCCGCGAAGATAGCCTCGGCGCGGTCTCTTGGGTCGTCCTCACGCCACCATCGGGTCATCTCGCCAAAGTCGCGGTTACGGAATTCGAAGTGGCTCACGATCTCCACCACGGCCCGAAGTTCTGATCCTTGAAGTCTCGCATGTCCTGATCCTCCATACGCTTTTCTTCAGCTTTGTACCACTCAGGCGACTTGTATGCGGGTTTGTTCTCTTTGGGCTTGGCCAAGTAGGGCCGGCAGAAACGCCAGCCGTAGAGCAGGCAGTCGGTCAGATGGATGCTTTGACCTTTCTGCGCGTCGATGCCCGCAATGTCCCACGTGACCGTGCCCATCTCGTCGAGCAGCTCTTGACAGTGCTCGCGGATGACCTTGACGGCGTCCTCTTGCAGAGCACCGCGTATAAGCTTCCTGAAGCCCAGCTTGTCACGCTTCTGGGCGGCCTCAGTGTGGATACCGTGGCGCTGGCGAAACTCTTCCCCGTAGCCTCTGCCAAGCGCGCCCTCGTCCACGATGGCCTTGACACACGTGTACTGCTCCATGAGCATCTTCATGTTCTCGGCTATCTGGGTCGGCGTGAGCAGCGCCAGCTTGAAGGCCCTGAGCGCCCACGTGATGGACTCATGCTCGCCCCAGCCCAGCACAGCAAACCCGGTCGTCGGCTTGAGCTCCGAGGCGCCCACGTCCACGACGAGCACCGTGGTCAGGTCGTGCTCACACTTGCCGCCCTCGCCATAGGTGACCGGGACGTCCTTGTCATGGACGGACACGACGTTGCCCGCGGTGAACGGATAGATGAGCGTCCCGCTCTCGCGCACCCACAAGCCCTTTTCCAGCTGAGCGCGCGTGGTCCCGTCGAGCTTCGCTAGTGACTCTCGGTAGGCGTCCTGATCAATGTGGGGGTTATCGTCGAGCAGTGCGGGGATAAATGGTCGATCAGAATCACCAGGTTCGATAAACCGTTCGTGAACCCAATCGTGCCCAATGCCACCGGGGTTGGTCGCGGATCGCATTGCGAGAGGGATCCCGTCGTCGGTGGCCCGCCGAATTCGACTAAAGAGGTAAGTGTACTGGCCTTCCGTGAATTGGGTGAGCTCGTCGAACGCGACACGGTGAAACCTCGCTGACTGGTATCGGTACTTGTCGTTCTCGGAGTCGAGATACCCGAACGACAGCGTGGCGCCACTCGGGAAGGTCCAGCGCTTGTCACGGTCTGCCCATTGTGCGGCAGTGGGCATAAGCCACTGCGCCGCACGGTCCATCAGAGCCTCTGGGAGGGCCAGATCCTTGTATGTTCGTCTGAAAGCAATGCCAGCGTAAGTCGGATGGTCGACATAGCCGAGCAGATCTGCCAGCAAGGCGTCGCTCTTACCACCGCCCGCCGCACCGCCATACAGCGCTTCAAGCTCTTTGAGCTCGAGAAACTCAGCCTGCTTCGAAGTCGGAACATGAGGGACCCAGCGACACGGAGCCTCGGCCGCTTCGAGCCGCTCAAGCTCACGTTCAAGCTCTGCCCACTCGGCAAGGTCGAGCTCGTCACTCAAGTTCCCAATTCGTGATGTTCGCCCAGGGCACGATCCGCCGCTTGCCCTTCCGGGTGATCATCACGCCCCTTTGGTGCTCGGTGAGCTGAGTCAGCTTGTCTGCCTTGATACACTGCATCGTGCCCACACCAGCGATTAGGAACGGCTTGGCAACGTGCAGACGGCTGATTACGTCGCCTCGCGTCTCAGCTGTTTCGGGTCCCGTCTTCATCCCCTGGGGCATCCCGTCCCGGCGGGTGAGCTCGATCGGGACCATCACTGGCTCTTGCGGCACTTCCGTTGCTTCGGTTGTCTCGTTGTCGGTCATTCTCTCTCCGGTGTGCCGCGGCGCAGTAGCACGCGCCGTGCACGCAAACCCTCCAGCCACGACGCTCGATAGCTGGTCCCAAGTCGATGGGTTCCACCGTGCCATCTGACAGTCGATCGTAGCGCCTCACGGTGCTGGTGACGATGACTTCGCCCTTGGCAAAACCGACTAGTGCATCGCACAAAATGGACGCCATGCCTCGACCTCGGCATTCCTTGCGCACGTACACCCAGTGAAGCAGCGCCGTGTCCCCGTCCTTCTCGCCGCATGCCCAGCCGAGGATGCGGTCAGGGTTCGTTGTTTCACACGCAACAACCACCCGGCCTCGCTCGAGCAGAGCCGCTGTAATCTCGTCCTGGCCGCCTCGCCAGTATCCAATCTCACGCTTGTGAGAGATGAAGGGAGCGCGGGAACGGCGCCACGAGTGAAGAACGAACGCGGTGTCCGAGCCGCGCGGGGCACGGATGCGCCACGCGCCCTCGGCCAGCCACGGGTCCTCGTCCTCAGTGTCCCTTGCCGTTGGCTCCATTGCGCCCGTTCCCTTTTTCGACCACGTGACCCGCACGCTCAGCCAGCTCGAGCGCCCGGCGTTGGATGTCCGCTGGCAGCAGCTTCACTGGCACAGGATCGGTCTCTTTGTCCATGCCCTCAGCGGTGATTGCCCCGCGGTCCAGCAGGTCCTGAGCAGCCTTGAGCTTGATAAAGGCATTTCCCTCGGTGAGTAGCTCGACCATCGTTCCCAGAGCCAGCTCGGTAGCGTGCCGCAGCTGCATCCGGAAGGCCGCACGCGACAGCAAGAGCTCTTCGCGGACCTCTTCCTTGAAGCTGCGGTCTGCGAAGATGGCCGAGATATCTTTCCGGGTGGCATCGCACATAGCCGCGATGGCCGTGCGTCCATAGCCCTCGATGACGTACTGCAGCACGCGCTCTCTCAGGGCATCACGCTCGAGCTGGGTGCTCACTTGCCCTTCCGTGCTCGCATCTTCCTCAGCGCCGCACGCTTCGTGCTGAGCGCGATAGCGATGGCCTGCTCCCGAGAGGTGCCGCTGGCAATCTCGCTCCGGATGTTGGCGCTCACGTTGCGCTCAATTTGCTTCACTGTGGTTCCGCCCTTTTTTAGCGGCATGGTCCCTCTTTTTCTGTGCTCGATCCCGTTTGTACTTCCGGTGCTGCTCCAGTCTACCCCTAGCATGCTTCACCGCCCGCATGGCCTTGAGGAC